TCGATAAGAAAGACTCAAACCTCCGTTACCATAATCTAATCAAAGGTAAACTCAAGATATACGATTCGGCTAGTATATCTAAGACCCAAGTGGAGCGTATATGCCGCGAACTTAACCCCTCCTGCATCATCTTCGATCAACTCGATAAGGTGAAGGGTTTTGTAGGAGACCGGGAAGATCTCCGACTGGGAACCATCTATCAATGGGCTAGGGAACTAGCAAAGATGTATTGCCCAGTAATCGGTGTATGTCAAGCAGATGGCACAGGTGAAGGTAAAAAGTGGCTCACAATGGAGAATGTAGCTTCCGCCAAAACATCCAAACAAGCAGAAGCTGATTGGATCTTAGGCATCGGCGCCACACATCAAGATGGTTTTGAATATATTCGCCACTTTCACGCAAGCAAGAACAAGCTATCTGGCGATGAAGACACTGACAATACTATGAGGCATGGCAAGTTCGACGCTATCATAGAACCCCAACGAGCAAGATATTCGGATTATAAATAATGGTAACTCCTAAAAAAACAACAGAGTATCGCACTGTCGAGTTTCGAGAGTGGGTTGCTAAAAACTTCGCAAAGGAGGCATATATGCGAGAGTATGAGGCAGATATGTTTGCCAAGTGTATTCGGAATAGGACAGAAATTCCCCTACCTATGAAGAAAGCCTTGGTAGATGATATCTGCAAAGCATTCATGAATAAGAATCAATTCTTCAATCAGATACGATTCAAGGATATTTCATTACAAGCATTACCAGACCATTGGCCCAGAGATAAATGAAAATCTTCTCGCTCGACACAGAAACAACTACCCAACACAAAGGAGATCCATTTGATTCAACTAACTTTTTGGTACTTGGGGCTATTGGCACCGATAAGCTTTATATCCCTTTTATTCCTTCCAATTTATTGGCTGTCCAGCAAACCATTACTTCCGCCGGATTGGTGGTTTTATTTAATGCTAAGTTCGATCTTCACTGGTGTCGTAGGATTGGTATCAAGTTTAACTTACGTTTACCTATATGGGATTGCCAGTTAGCTGAGTTCTTTCTATCCAATCAACGTTGGAAGTATCCAAGCCTAGATGAGTCATGCGCTAACAGAGGCTTGCCTCGGAAGCTGGACATTGTTAAGACGGAATATTGGGAGAGGGGAATTAACACAGATGCCATCCCGCATGAGATCCTTGAGGAGTACCTTCGAGGTGATATCACAAGCACTTACTTGCTTTACCTTGCTCAAGTAGAAGAGTTCAAGAAACCAGAACATGCAAGTAAGTATCGACTGTTTCGTTTAGCTTGTTATGATTTGATGGTGTTACAGGAGATGGAATATAATGGCTTTTTATTCGCAAGTGACGCAGCGAAGGCGGAATCTATACGACTGGAAAAAGAAAGCACCAAGTTTGATGCTATCATTTATTCTGAGTTTCCTGATATTCCCATCAATCTTGGTTCTCCTAATCACATTAGCTGTATGCTATATGGTGGAGAAATCTCTGAGACTGTTAAGGTTCCTATTGGAGTCTTTAAGTCTGGTGCAAGAGTGGGCCAGGCGAAGTTTCAGAATGTGGAAAAAGTATATAAACTTGCTAGGCTCATAGAGCCATTAAAAGGAAGTGCCTTAGCCAAAGAGGGGTATTATGGAACCAGTGAAGACGTACTTAATAATCTCAGAAGCACTGGCAGAGTTAAGAAAATCATTCAGGCTCTACTTGACCGCCGTGGAATTGAGAAGCTTAGGGGTACCTACTACGACGGAATCCCAAATCTTATTCAAGAACACTCGTGGCAGGATAACATCGTCCATGGACAGTTTAACCAATGTGTTGCAATCACTGGACGCCTTAGTGGAACCAAACCTAACCAACAAAACATGCCCCCCGGCTGTAAAAGATATTGTGTGAGTAGATATGATTAAATGGGAAGATAACTTTAAACAAGGAACAGGAGACGAATGCTGGGAATGGTTTGGTCCAAAGCATCGACAGGGATATGGTTACCATAAACAGATGATGGCCCATAGATATTCCTACCAGTTTTACAAAGGAAGTTTTCCACAAGAACTCCATGTCTGTCATACCTGTGATAATCCTAGTTGTGTTAATCCACAACATTTGTTTTTAGGCACGCATAGAGACAATATGCGGGATATGTATGCTAAAGGCAGATGCCCACATAACAATGGAATTAAGCATCATAATGCTAAGGCAACACCAGACATTGTGAGACATATAAGAAAGAAAGAAATGACACAACGAGCATATGCAAAGTTGTATGGTATGTGCCAACGATCTATTGCAGAGATTCAGCATAGACTGACTTGGCCCCAAGTAACCGATCAACCTGAGATCGGAAGTGAGGTTTGCGACCAGTGACTATCGTAAATGCCGACGTAAAGTCGCTGGAGCTACCGTATGGATCTCGTATTTGTTCCTTAGTCAAGATAAGAATGGAATTCAAGAGTGGCTAGAATTTGTAGACAACCCAAAACTAAATGACATCCATACAAAAAACCAAAAAGACCTCAAGCTCATATCTCGCCTCATCAGTAAGATCTTTCTGTTTAGGTGTATTTACCGGGGTCCTGCTTTTGCTTATGCACACGATCCTGACTTCTCCCAAGTAAGTACAAGTCAGAAGTTCTGGCAAAAGATTATTGACAATTTCTTTGAGAAATATTATGGACTTAACGCAAAGCACATCGAACTTATCCAAGAGGTCACTACAAGAGGATTTAATGTTAGTCCTTTTGGACGAGTGCATGAACACACTCAAAGGCAGACTGCAAGAGGCCCAGAGTGGAACATCCCCGACATCTGTAACCATATCAATCAAGGATGTGGAACGGATGTTATGGCAGTTGCGCGTGTCTCATTCGCAAATCGCTGGTTCAAATCTGGACTAGAGGGGTTGCTTATTTCCACGGTACATGATAGTATAGTATTAGATGTACCAGAAAAGAATATAATGGCAGCAAAAGAGATGATAGATGAAACCTTTAGGGATATGCCTAAGAGTATCTCGACAGCTTTCAAAGTGGATTGGAATCTTCCATTGCTTTGTGAGGTGGGTTATGGTCCAAACATGAAAGATTTAACAGTAATTTAAAGGAGTAATATGAAATTTGAAATTGAGATTATTAATGTTCAGAGTATCACCAAGCCCACAGCTAAGGGTAGCTACACCATGCTGGATGTTGCCTTCCGTCGAGTAGACACAGGCAAGATTGAAGGCAAGAAGGTTATGTCCTTTACATATAAGGACGTGTTTAACATCCTGTCCAAAGCACAACAAGGACAGAAACTTACTGTGACTACGGAGAAAAATGCAGAAACTACATACTGGGACTGGGTTGCCGTTGATGAAGGTGGTAGCACTCCAGCAGCAACTCCGGATGCTCCACCAGCAAAAGCCGGCTTCGCTTCTCCAAAGAGCACTTATGAAACCGCAGATGAACGCGCTGCTCGACAAGTTCTCATTGTACGGCAGTCTTCTCTGTCAAATGCTATCGAAACAGTGACCAGTAATTCCAAAACCAAACCAGAGTTGGAAGAGATCCTCAAGGTTGCTGACATGTACTGCAATTGGGTGTTTCAAAAAGGTGTAAAGTTAGATACCCCTGAACCTAACTTTGCTGATATGGAAGATGATATCCCATACTGATCTAATATCTCGCTTACGTATCAGGGCAGCGATACGTAGGCAGATAGACACACGAAAAAGTGTGCAAGAAGGTAAACCAGATAGACTGGCAGATCTTTTAGAAGAAGCAGCGAATGCCTTAGAAGGATTGTATGATTCCAGAACACATGCATAAAGGAACCTTCCCTACGGGGAGTTCCTATATCTGTGACCCACCAGTTACTAACACTGATATAGATCAAGTCTTCTTTGTGTATCATTTGGGGATTGCTGATGAACAAATGCGGGCACTTGGTTGGACAGTATGCGGTCCCGATCATTATCCAAATGTTGTGTGGAAAGCGTATCGTAAGGGAAATTTAAATGCTCTTCTTACAGATAACTGTCTACACTTCTTGAAGATGTACCATGCAACAGAGGTTGCTAAGAAGTTAAACCTATTAAATAAAACAGATCGTATTGTATTATTTAATTCTATTGTCGGAGATACGTAATGAAAGTTATAGTTACATTGAATAAGAAAGCACGCACATCTGCAATGAAAGCTATGAAAGCTAGAGGGAATCCTCTTCCTTTAGATTTCCTTGGTCCAACATTTGAGGATGTTCAATCCTATGATATGGGTCTTACTGGATTATATATCTATCTAAAAGATAACGTGGAATATTGGTATCCAAACCACACCCTTGCTCGTGTTAAAGTAGAACACTAATGCAACTCCTCGTAGATGGTGATATTGTAGCATACAGATGTGCTGCATCTATGGAGCCGTCAAAGAAGGCAGAACCTCGCACCCTAACAGAAGAAGAAACAAACTTTGAGCGTGAAATCGCCATTGCTCGTTGTGATACTCTTATGAGAGAGTTAATCCATACGACAGGGGCAGATACGTACCAATGTTTCTTATCTGGACGAGCCAACTTTCGTTACCGTGTGTATCCGGAATATAAAGCCAATCGTCGAGATACTATCGATCCTCGCTTCCGTGCAGATTGTAAAGCATTTTTATTAAAAGAATGGAATGCTACAGAATCTCATGGTTGCGAGGCGGATGATCTTCTTGGTGTAGCTCAGACAGAAGACTCAATCATAGCAACAATAGATAAAGATCTCCTCATGATTCCTGGTTGGCACTATAACTGGGTTCGAGATGAGAAGACTTATACAGCCCCATTAGATGGTATTAAGTATTGCTATAAGCAAATGCTTATTGGCGATAAAGTAGATAACATCCTTGGTATTGATGGATTGGGGCCAGTAAAAGCAGGAAAGATTATTGATCCATTAGAGACAGAAGAAGAGATGATTAACGTTGTCCTCTCTTTATATAATGAAGATGTGGTACGTTTCACACAAAACATTATGTGCCTTTGGATCATGCAAGAGAGAGGAGTTACATGGGCACACCGCGTAGGACACTTAGCTTTACCAAACCAATTGAAACAAGAGGTGGATCGAGTATTAGAATCTACGACGTTTTTGACGGACGATATTTCAACGGTGCCTATTACGATCCCGGAGATGATGTATGGTACCCCTTGCAATGGGGAGCCGACGGAATCTATGGAGCCAATAAGTCAGCCCTTGATTTAGTTAATGTCAAGACATACTCGGAAGAGTCCAAGGAAAATCCGTAATGGGTGACCAGTGGACTGCGGGTCGAGTAAAAAGTTTCATTGTATCAGCACTCCGTACCGGCGCACGCCGCTGGCCACCGAAATATATGTGCCTACAAGCCGCATGTACTGGACAGAGGATTAACGAGAAGACAAAGCGATTGGCAAAGCACTATACTTGTGCTAAATGTCAAGAGGATTATACCTCAAAAGATGTGGAAGTAGATCACATCGAGCCTGTCGTCTCTGTTGGTGATGGTTTCATTGATTGGAATGTGTTTATTGAACGGTTATTCTGTCCAATAGAAAACCTCCAAGTTTTATGTAAGCCCTGCCACAAGAAAAAAACTAAGGAAGAAAGAACCCTCCGATGATTAAGATTCGTATGCGTTATAAGAACTACTATGAAATTCATGTCTTTGATACAAAGGATGATGCTATTGAGTTTGTTGGGAATGATCCTGACGTTCTTAGCTGGGAAATCATCTAATGACTACCCATTGCGTCATTCCAGACGTACAGGTAAAGCCAGGACAAGATGTGTCATTTCTCAAAGCAGTTGGTGAGTATATTGTAGAGAAAAAACCAGATCGTATCATGTGTCTGGGTGACTTTGCAGACATGCCTTCTCTTAGTGTCTACGACTTTGGTAAACGTAAGTATGAAGGCCGTAGGTATAATGATGATATTGTTGCCTCACATAATGCAATGGAAATCTTATTGCAACCTATGTATGACTACAATACAAATGCCATCAAGAACCGAAAGAAAAGATACTACCCAACGATGGATTTGTTCTTAGGTAATCATGAAGATCGAATTGATAGGGCAATAAATGAAGATGCAAAGTTGGCTGGTACTCTTTCTATTGATGATCTTAACTATCGGGCCTATGGTTGGGATGTACATCCTTATCTAGAACCCGTAGTGATTGACGGTATTGCCTATTCTCATTACTTTGCTTCTGGTGTAATGAATCGAGCAGTTACCTCAGCCCGTGCTTTGGTTACAAAAAAACATATGTCCTGCGTCCAGGGCCACAATCAAAAAATGGAGATATATAATGAGTATCGCGCCGATGGAAAAATGCTTACCGGATTATTCGCTGGGTGCTGTTACCAACACGACGAAGAGTACCTCGGACCGCAGGGTAACAATTATTTCCGGGGAATCCACATGCTCTACGAAGTTAACGACGGAAGCTTCCAATGCCACAGCATCACCCTTGACTATCTCCTCAAACGATCTGCATCAAATAGGAGCTAAGGATGATAGTAAAAAAGTTAGACTGTCCTTGGTCTTAGGGGGATTTAGTAAAGCCCTCTATGCAGTAGGTCAAGTGGGAACATTCGGTGCAAACAAGTACACGGATAATGGGTGGCAATCTGTTCAGAATGGCCCAGCAAGGTATCAGGATGCCCTTCTAAGGCATCTGTTTACCCACCTTGGGGGACAGCCACTAGATGATGAAACAAAGTTAACACACCTCGCACATGCAGCTTGGAATGCTCTGGCTATTTTGGAGTTGGAGCTTAAACAAAATAAAGGAATTAAATGAACATCATTGAATATCAAAACAAGACTATTGAAACCGCAGTGTATCCTGGTGCTGGTGAACATGGCTTTCAAGAAATTAACTATCTCGTACACGGTCTTACATCAGAAGCTGGTGAAGTCTCTGGTAAGTTGAAAAAGATTATCCGAGGAGATAGTATCCCTCCTGAAGCATTCATTGCTGAGGTTGGAGATGTACTTTGGTATCTTGCTCGTATTTGTGACAATCTTGGTGTGAATCTAGAACAAGTAGCTGCATATAATTATCAGAAGCTGCAAGAACGTGCCACAGCAAAGACAATTCAAGGGGATGGTGATAACCGATGAGTGCAATACAAGCCATAATAAAAGAACGAGAAAGGCAAATTGCTTTCTGTAAACATGGAGGGGATACAGAACAATTTGATAAATCAAATACACAGAATGATTGGGTTGCTTATATTATTGCTTATGCCGGACGTGCTGCACAAAAAGTCCATAAAAATGAACAACAACAAGAAGACTTTAGATCGAACTTGATTAAAGTAGGTGCCCTTGTGCTTGCTGCAATAGACGCCTATGATGAAGGATACTGCAAATGAGTTTGCTACTTACTACACTCCTCTCTGCCCTAGTTCCTGTAGGGGTGGAGGGGATCAAACAGGTAATTAATGTTGCTGTTGGTGGAGTTAAACCCACTACAGTGGCAGAGCAGATTCAACTAGATGAGCAGGAGATTCGTCGCATGGGGGCTGTTGCTGCCCTTGACACTCCTGTAGGTACACCTAGCCAATGGGTAGTAGATTTGCGTGCCTCTGCGCGTTACCTAGCAGCCTTCGCGGTCATTCTGGGGGGTGTTGGTCTTGCTTTTAGTGGGGTTGATGCCACCATCAAGGCCATCGGCCTGGAAGGGGCCAACATTGCCTTCGGCTTTCTGTTCGGGCAGCGCATCGTAACTGGATTTAAGAAATGACACCTAAAGAGTTAAACAACATCTTAGTGGATTATGATCCGGCCACTCTCGTAGAGAAGCTCGACATTACCTCAGAAGAAATTGTAGACGTATTTGATTATAAGATTGAGGAAAAGTTCGATGAGCTTGTCGCAGAAGAAACAGGAGAAGCTTGAGCGGAAAGCTTCCCTAGTCCGTAAGGTGGCTAGGGAGGCAGCAAAAAAGGATGCACAACTAAAAGAAATGAAAGAGTATGCAGATAAACAGGTTTAAGACCAGCTTCGCAACCAATATCTTTAGGAACAAATATGCACAAGGCATTAATGATACGTGGGATTCGCTTGCCGAACGGCTCGTTGAAGACGTATGTGGAAGCCGATGGGGTACGGTACAGCCCCTTATGTCAGCCGGAGATAGAGCGCAACTTGTCGCGTATATTAAGACAATGCGGTTTTTACCAGGTGGCCGATACCTTTACTACGCAGGACGGCCCGCAAAGTTTTACAATAACTGTTACTTACTAAGATCCGAAGAGGACACCAGGCAAGACTGGGCGGACACAGCATGGAAGGCTACTAACTGTCTTACAACAGGGGGTGGAATTGGAAACGATTATTCGCGCTTACGACCATCAGGTAAACCTTTATCAAGGACAGGGGGAACAAGCTCAGGCCCTATCCCACTTATGTCTGCAATTAATGAGATCGGACGAAGTGTTATGCAGGGAGGTAGCAGGCGTTCTGCAATTTACGCCTCACTCAACTGGCTTCATGAAGATATCCCCGACTTCCTTAAAGTTAAGAATTGGTCCGATGATGTAAAGGCAGCTAAGGCAAAGGACTTCAACTTCCCTGCCATGCTGGACATGACTAACATCTCTGTGAATTATGATGATAAGTGGTTGTATAACGCAGATCGTAGTAACCTTCATACATTCAAAGAGAACTGTCGTCAGGCAATGATGACTGGTGAACCCGGTTTTAGCTTTAACTTTGGAGATAAGCAGAATGAAACCTTGCGTAACGCTTGTACAGAAGTTACGAGCGAAGACGACTCTGACGTATGTAATCTTGGTTCAATCAATCTTGGCAATATATCAAGTCTGGATGAATTCAAGGATGTTGTTCAACTCGCATCAAAGTTCTTGGTATGCGGGACTCTTCGAGCCGATCTACCCTATGATAAGGTCTATAAAGTCCGGGAGCAAAATCGACGGTTGGGTCTCGGTCTCATGGGCATCCACGAGTGGCTTCTACAGCGACGAGGATCTTATCAAGTCACGCCGGAGTTGCATGAATGGTTAAAGGTATATAGAGATGAATCCAAACGAGCGGCCGACGAACACTGCGAGCATCTCTACATTAGTAAACCAGTTGCATACAGAGCTATCGCTCCTACAGGATCAATTGGCATACTCGCAGGAACGACTACAGGAATTGAACCATTATTCGCAGTTGCTTACAAGAGACGTTACCTCACTGACGGAACAAAGTGGAAATATGAGTACGTTGTTGATTCAACTGCGGACATCCTTATCAAACAGTACGGACTCGATCCAGAGTCTATAGATACTGCATACAAACTGAGCCATAATTATGAACAACGAATTGCCTTCCAAGCCGACATTCAAGATTACGTTGACATGTCTATCAGTTCCACCATCAATTTACCCGCTTGGGGAACGAAAGATAATTGTGAGGATACGGTGCAAAGATTTACTGACTGCCTGTCACAGTACGCTCCACGACTTAGGGGATTTACATGTTACCCAGATGGTAGTCGAGGAGGTCAACCCCTAACAGAAGTACCTTATGCAGATGCAGTGAAGCATAAAGGTACCATCTATGAAGAGAATGACGTATGTGTAATTACGAACAGAGGGGGCACATGCGGTGGGTAGGATACTCCTATCTGAGTATGAAGGAAAATCAGTAGGTGATTGGCTTGTTCTTGGATATGCTTATTTTAAACACGAACATTATTGGAAAGTAAGATGTGTTTGTGGTTATGAATCTGAACGACGTGCTAGTCAATTACATAACGGTCGAACCCATTCTTGTAGAACATGCTCTGCTAGAAAACGAGAGCATGAAAAGTCCCCTTATTGGCGAGGTTTAGAAGGAGTTTCACAACAGTATTTAAATAGGCTTTCTTTTAGAAAGAAAGAAGTTACTATTACTCTACTAGATCTTGTAGAGCAATGGAAAAAGCAAGAAGGTAGATGTGCCTATACAAAAGAACAACTTACCTTAGTACGAAAAGATACAAGATGGAAACAATCTACAGCGTCTATAGATCGTATAGACTCTTCTATTGGTTACCATTTAGGAAACATACAATGGGTACATAAACGGATTAACTCTATGAAAAACGACATGTCAGAAAAAGAATTCCTCTCATGGTGTACAAAAGTTGTGGGAGGTTCGTGTGGGGTATAAATTGTTTGTACAATGTAAGGCGATTACTGGCTGTATGATTGGACTGGAATTCTTATGGGAAGCACGCGCAGTCGTGTTTGATCTGGGAATTGTACGAGTGTTTGTTGGTTTCTATAAGGTAAAAAAATAATGGATGAGTTGTTCGAGCAACAACAAGAAATGGAAGTTGAAGTTTGGTTGTTTATGCAACAGTTAGAATTGTTCTAGACGTAAAAAAGCCCGGACTCTTTATGAGTAACCGGGCTTTCTTTTTACTTCTTTTTACCGCCACCTTTTTTCTTACAAGCCATTTAGAATCCCCTCCAATTTAGTCATCCGATTTTCCCATCCACGTTTAAATCTTGCCTGTGTCGGATCGGATGTGATAATGGCGGCATAAAATTGCCTACGTTTTTCTATGTAATGTGCAATCAAAACAGGGAGAGTGTATTGCAACACATAAGCATTCAAACGGTACATAGTCTTTGGACCTATCACACCATCTGTAGCAACTCCTATGATCCCCTGCAACCATCGTATCGCACGATTCTTCCCATGCTGTACAGCAGAATCAAAGACAAGTAGATCCAGTCCTATTGGAAGATTAGAAGTCCAATAAGAATCTTGGTATATAGCACCCTCTTCCTCTTCAGTTAAATCTCGCACATCTTTAAGTGGTAATCCATGGTGGGTTAACCAATTATGATAAGTCTGTGTGGTAATCCCGCAGTTAGTAGCACCCCCTCTATCTAGGGGATCATCTACATAACCCCCCTCCGCATCACAGATAATAGAAAGACAGTCTGTAAACCGACTCATTTATTTCCTTTCTGAAAGTGCATCATAAGTGATGCTTTCTTTGGATCAATTGTTCCTTGTGCACTACGGAAGTAACGAATATACTGATCTACGTTCTTATTGTAGGCTCCAGATTTAATACCCGCATCTATCTTTTCCGCTGTTAAACCCAAGTCAAGTAGCTTCTGGATATATTTATTGTCTCCTGTTTCTACTAACATGTTAACACCATTCTGGATTTGTTTCTGTTTCTGTTTATCTTGTGCAACCAAATCAAAATTCAATTGATCTTGTTTCTTTTGAGCAATTGTTTTTGTTCCAAGATAACCCGCCACAATATCCTGTTTCGTTCTTGGCATGTCCGCATCACCAGCTACACCTGTTGGCATCATCCCTGTCTGTTTGCCCAGGAATCGCGTTGTGTTGAGATCTAATGCCTCTTTGGTCCCGTACCCTATAGGGCCTGTTACTAATGCATCCACGGCCTTTCTACCCTCTCCCACGGAGGCATTACCAGCTAACGTCTTAGCAATCTTAGGGATTGCTGCAACAGTATCTTTAGTAGCCCCAAGAATTGGGAGCAACTTACTGGCATCCTCTTCACCTAAAGCAATTGCTGCTAAGATGGAGAACATGGTTTCGTTCGTGCGGATAGATGTAGAGAGATCCATACCAGATAATGCTGGAAGACCATACAACAGAACATCCTTCTTATCTCCTTCAACAATCTGTAGTCTGTCTAAGAAAGATTCATCACTTGCCATAACCTGCAAGATGGAGGGCATGTTAAGATCAAAGAAAACTCCAGCTACTTTACGGAAACGTTCGTACTCCTGAATAAAGGGTAAACTGAATATCCCACCCATAGCAGTAGTAACTAGTCCGTAAGCAATAATTGGCCCCACGTTGCCTTTCTTTGCCTCTTTCAGATAAGATGCAACATTACCTAATTGATTCAGACCAAAAGAACTTAGGGGTTTCATTCCCCTACCAACTGCTCCTAACTTTTCAAAGATCGGTGCTGATCTTCCAGTCTCATATACATTCATCGCCTTGTCTGTCACTAACCGAGCTTTATATGAAGCCTCTGCTGGTTTTAATCCAAGATCAGTGAAGTGTGTATAAGCTGTGGCATAAGAGATCAAACGTGACGTGGAGTCCGCAGCCTTCCCAACTTTCCCCAAAACAACATAATCCTCCAACATATCCAATACTTTTTCAGTATTCCATTTGGTATTGGTGTGCTTATCTAGATTCATGGATTCTAGGAACTGTGCCTCAAAGACATTATACTCTTGTGAGACTTGTTTGATATGATCCCAAAGAACTTTATCGCCGGTTAGTAACTTAGTAACCCCCTTACCAAAAGAAGCAAAGGCACGAAGACCATGACCATCACGAGCAAGCTCAGGAATAATCATAGGAGTTGTCAGCAACTGACCTAATAAGAAGACGGGTTTAGCCATCATCTTAGTAGCATAGAAAGCTCGCATGGAGGTATTCGATACTTTACCTAGCGCACTATCTCTCTTTGCTTCAAACTGCTTACCTAGTACCTTCTGAGAGAGTGTATCTACAATCTTATCTACAGCGTGTATTACGTTACGTTCTGGTTGTTCAAAGAAATCTTTGTTTCTACCTAACGCACTTTCATACATCTGTTCTATTGCCGCATGATCTACTGGATACGACTCCTTAAAAGATTGACTCTCTACCTTACCTTGTAACTTTGCTTTGACCATTAATGTACGAAGATTCATACCAAAGTTATTAACCTCTCCTTGTATCCCTTCCTTAAAAGAGTTACCAAGTTCCGCAGAACTATGGAAAAGTTCAGATCCTTTATACCCACTGACATTCGCACGGAATTGATGATGATAACCCAACTTACCTCCACGAGATTGCATGGTGTACATCAAATCGTCAATAGTCTCTTTTAGTGCTGGACCGGCTTCTCTATACTTCTTTTCTAGATGATCCCCAATAATATTAGCCATCTCTATGTTGAGTTGTTGTTTATCTGGAATACTAGAATCAATAACGTCAGATACATCTAAGAACTTTAAGTTCGTTCCATCAGTAAGCTTCTTACGAAAGACATCAGCCGATTGTCTTGTAGGGAACGTTTGCTTATGTGTTAAGTTACCCTTAAAGGACACCTCAACTGAGAATTTTCCCTTACGATTAGCTGGATACCAACCAGCACGATAAGGCAACTCGTGGGCTTTATTTAGATTCCGTTGTACTTTCACAGTCTCTTTATACATATTCTCAAACAACTCAGACAAGACCGTGTAAGTCTTTACTTGTTCTGGTGTAAGGTGCCCACCATTCTTTTCTAAGTTACTTGCATAATCTATAGCATCCTCAAAGCCCTTCTTAAACAGATCATGGATAATCCCCATATCTGCATCTGAGGTTTTCATTACAGCTATGATAGCACTACCTTTATTCTTAACCTTACTCAGCGTATCATAGAAGTGCATCTTACCGGAGCTAATAACCTCCCCAGTTCCATGCCAAAGACTATTTTGTATCTTATCTGCTTGTTCCCACGATTCCCGAATACCTTTAAAGGCGTCCTGCACTAATGGATGATCCAGATAAAATCCCTCCATTGTATTCATACCAAAGAAGTTTCTACCAAAAACACCACGCATGGTTTTGTTAGTAGGGAGTTCCTCTGTGTTAAAGGATACCTTATCTGCCCCTGTCTTTTCTGACATCTTCTGGAATACCTCCTCACTACGAGTCTTCACAGACTCCATAAGGTTTGCACCAGCATCCAACACATCATCTAAAACAGAACGGTACTCGTTGGGGAAGTTAAGACTCTCTTTAATAAGTTGTTTGAACTTCTCCCACATACTAAGGGACTTCTTACCTAGTTGTGAGTCAGATGCAATCTTAGCCAAGAAGGATTGAAACTCTGGATTAGTGAATGCTTCTGAGATGAACTCCTTAACATTCTTGAATCCATAATGAGGCACACCAGCTTTGTTAGAAACAGTACCTAGGAAGTCATTATATTTATCGAACAGTGCTTTGAAAGCTACTGTTGCTTTAGATGTACCTTGATCTAATAGATGTACGGTAGCAGCATGGATAGTTTCATGTAGCACTGTCTTTATCGTAGCTGCCTCATGTAATGCTACAGTATGGGTTCCAGCATCATAATGCCCTGATGCCTTGGCCCCACGATCATTCATAATAGTAGCAAGACTATGTTCTAGTTTAGCAGACATAGCGTGTGGTATCTTTTCTAATAGATCCATTAACACTCGTTGTCCTTTAGTACCCACACCCTCTTCCCGCATCTTAGCAAAAGCTTCCCCAGTGGTCTTCGCATCACGAAGCAACCAATGAGTTTCGGTAGCAGAAGGAAGTTCTCGATTAACAATACCATCCACTACATCTCTTGGGATGGATACTTCCTTTAGAACTTGTTTATTTTCAAACCAACTAAGATTAGGTTGCTCACCTTTAAGGATAGACTCGTAGGCTTCTTTTTCCTTTAAGAGGGATTCACGCAGAGCATTGTACTCTCCGGTAGCCTCTTCTGGAATCTTACTAAGCTTCTCTATCACTGTATCAAGACGAACAGACACCCTCTCAGGAGGCTCTTGTAAGGCTTCACCAATCTTGTTTAAGGCTACCTCTACAGGTGGAACTAACGAACCCTCTGGCGGTGCCTCTACGTAGGGCATAGACCTACCTTTGCGCTGCTCCTTCATCTGTTCCATGATCTCTTGTATACGCAAGTCCTGACGTAAAGCTAATTCCTCAGCCGTACTCTTGGTAACATCCCCAGATAAAATAGACTCAACGTCAACGAGATCCTTGGCCTTCTTATTCAATTCCCCTTCAAGATATTGCAAGAGCATAATATCCTCATCACGAGCAATACCAGTCTTACCAATCTTCTCTTCTATTACAGTAATCTGTTCATTGATATTCCGGACTTTATCGTCCACATTCCTCTGTACCTTAGAGAGCATATCATGCTCCCCCTTAGATATGCCAGAGGCTTCGGGAATAAATTCCTTTTCAACACCAAACTTTAGTTCTGGTCTAACTTCTTTAATCCCTTTAACCTTAGATGGCGCATGCCCTAAAGAACCAGCTAACCCCGCCATAGGCATTAGATTTTCTATAACAGGAGCAACAAATTTAGATACAATCTCTTGTCCGGCTTCGGTCTTCGGCTGATATGTACCAGCTTCCATACCACCAAAGAAACCCTCTTCTAGGGCCTTAGAGAAATCCCCATAAGATTTTATATTTCCTGTTACTGCTTGCTTAACTGGATTACCAATCATTCCCAGAGTACCACCAAGCATGCCGGTAGTACCACCAGAAATCACATTACCAATTGCCTCCCCAGACCCCTTCATATACTCAAAGGTTGTGGGATCCGGAGTAGGAGTAACAGAGTGCGCACCAGGAATTAAATCTACTAACGAAGGGGTATCAGGAATAAAATCAGGTGCAGATTGTTTAGCCATATCCTCATCGGAGATGAAATCTTTTGAAGCTGACATCGTATCCATTTCTGCATCTGATATAAAGTCCATTTACTTTCCTTTATTATTGTTTCTTCCAACCACCGGGTACCTTTATATAGGTAACCCCATTAACTTCTTTTGTCTCTGCTTTCGGTGCTGGAGTATTACTAGCTGGCGGTGTGTAGGCTGGTACCTTCTCTTGTTGCGCTAGTGTCCAACCACCCTTACCATCAGGAACAAGACCAGTACCAGGAGCGCGGTTAGCAGCACGTTTTGCAGCTTCGATCTCGGCTCGTTGTTTCTGAGCCTCTTCCGCAGTAATCTCTCCAGCAGCCTCTTGATTAGCAATCTGCCGAATAAGAGCCTCTTCTGCTGTCTTAGGTGGCTTGATATTACCAACACCAGCAGCCCGGGAGGCAGCAGCATCACGTGCAGCAGCGGCCTGTATCTCTGCAATCTGAATCTTAGTAGCATTGTCCTCAGCACTAATAGACTCTTTACCCAGAAACTCCGGTGTGGATTTCAGTTGATCTGCAATCTCCTGTCTCTTCTGTTTCATGAAACCAATTTGACCTGGAGTGAATTTAACTATATTCCCTTGCGCGTCTGTTCCACCCTCCGCATTTAACTGGCTATCTATGTTTTGAAGAGTCCACAAAGCTTGTTGTTTCTGTGTATCTGCTTGTGCTGTAGCCTTAGTTTGCTCACGAACAAAAGGAGCCATAAGCTTACCAGTATCCGCAGAGGTCATCTGATTCTGCATCTGCGCCTCTTGTCCCGAAAGGGACATAGGGATGTAAGAGGGACTAGATTGCTTTGCTCTAGCAAGAGCAGCATCATACCCACCAACTGTATTCGCGTTCTGCATACGAGTTACTTCTAAGGGGTTAGTTCGTTCTACTTGACCATAAGATTGTTGTGCGGTTTGATTAGCAAGAAAGAGTTTGGCTAACTCCTCATCATTCATAGCCTGAGAGTTAGCCGCATTCTGACCTGCATACAAAGCCCCTAATCCAAACTCAGGTTTATATCCAGTATCAATAGTCTGCATTACGCTGCCTTCATCTTATTCATAGCTGCCAGAAGTTGTTGTAGTGTGGCATCATTATTACTAGTCTGGGAGTTGTACCCAAGAGCATTCATAATAGGAGAGAGATATCCCTGTGTGCCAGACTGAGCCGCTTGAGATAGAAGTTGCGCCTGCACATTACTATTCGGAGTAACCTGCGATCCACCTTGCTGTGCCATCTGTGCTTGATAGTTCTGCGCAATCTTAGCTGCTTCACTCATTACAGCAGTAGATCCCTGCAAAGAGTTACTACGCCTGCCAGCAGCCGCATCCTTAATATTCTGTGCTTTTTGTAACTGTGCAATTTGAGCAGCCACAATAGGAGAACTATACGGATCAGTAACGGCTGTCTGTGCTTGCTGTTGATAGAAGGGACGTTGACTAGACCATGGATCTATCGAGCCGGTAGGAGTAGTGTTATTCGCGATACTAGTTAGTGCCGCAGCTTTCTCTTTATTCTGACTACCTTCAGCCACAGCCGCAGATCCCCTAAGTAAAGTTGCTAAGTTACCCCCACCAAAGATAGAACCTAACATCTGAGTAATACCGCCCCCTGTATTCGGAGTGGCACTACCTAGGAAGCTACTATACCAAGGTGGAGTAACCACGGCTTCTGGAGTGCCCCCTACTGGAGCATTGGTAGCAATGTTTGCATTATTACCACCAGGAGTGTATCCAGTATAATCCCCGGCATTATCATCGTATATTGGTGTATCTTGTGCGGGTTGGTTTCCTGTATCACTCCAATAATTATCTTCTGCCGGGTAGTCATTGTATGTATCTGGGTTTGCTTCATTCCCAGTATCACTCCAATAATCATCCTCTGTGTTATTATATTCCCAATCATCCATTGGTAGTTCCTTTCATTATATGTAAATAGTGTATCATAATTGAACACCAATGTCAATTACAACGAACCCGTCCATAACATCCTAAAAGCCGGTATAGTGACAGTTCCAGCGGTGGTTCCAGGAACGTCTGTGGAATTTAATGTAATTGTATTTGTACTAGCCCAGATATAATGCTTAGTTTTTGTTCCCTTACTAAAATAATTAGTAGATGAAAACAACACCTGATCCTCTATACTAGGAGGAACTTCTTTTGATCTAGCACTATATCTACTAATAGCATACCCACCTCCGGTATCTATAGCAGCATAAAAATATACCTTCCTATTTCCCGCACTTGCCGACGCGTTGAGAGAAAGTTGGAGTGTATAAACTCCCCCATGCGTGAAGGTTATTTCTCCAGTACCAGAGTTGTACGTTATGCCATTGCTTAAAACAGTAGTCACTGTCGGAGTAAACACTGTTGGAGTGGTTGGTAAAACTATACCACTTCCGGTAGTCTGTACATTTAAACTATTGCTTATTCCAGAATGTTGATCCGCTGTTATATGATATCTCTCAGTTAACGAACCCCCTTGTATACTAGTTAAAGAGTTGTGTGCCCCTACACCAATACTAGCTATCTGTGCTGCGGTTAGATGATAATGTTCCCCAGCAGTGCCCCCCTGTAACCCTTGTAGATTTCCATGATCCCTACTAACAATATCTGTGATACTAGATCCAGCAAAGTCAATAATATACCACGGAACTGAGCCAGTAGTTGATACATAGGAACGCAACTGCCTATACCATTCTAACCAAGTAAAACTTCCAGGAGCATCATTAATAGGAGGGGGTGGTAAGATATTTGCCATTAACTATCCCCTTCATAATAAGTGACTTCTACTGACTCCAACCGCAATGGGTTATTACCAGTATGCTTAAAGTTAAACGCCCGACGACGAAAAGCCCCTAATCGTGCAAAGTTTGGAAAGCCGTCTTCCATATTTATAGTCTTTGTATTGGACCAAGTTTGGTAGTCGTCGTCGGACCACTTAACATCAATACTCCCCTGATTATATCTATCCCCAACAGGTCTAAGATTTGACATGAACTTTCTTTTGTATGTATCCATATCGTATTTATTAGTCGTAATATCAACTAGAATTGCCGTTCCAGCATCTGTATAAACAGTGGTATCCAGTTTATAAACAGTCCCGGTAGAATTGTGGAGAAGATAGGCTGACCCAGTATGGGAATCACACATGTAACTACACATAAAGGAAGTATGGGACGATCCACTATTGGTGGACCACTCATGCCATAACTTTTCTTCTGTATCATACACTAGTGTCCGATTTAGCGTGGGTAGATTTACTAAATAAAATAAATGTCCCATAGATCTAAAACCAAACCCACGAACTCCAGTTGAGTTCATCTCTTTATCTAAGATGCGATCTATATACTCATCAGAAATCTTTTTTGGTTGAAAGCCATCTACCTGCCAGACTGCTCTACCGCCTGAATCAGATTGTCCAGTAAAGATAAAAGTCTTCTCATTTTGATATATAGCAAAGGGAAAAGCACACCCAGTTTGCAGGGTAGTGGATTCATTCCGATTCAAAGGAGAGCCACTAGTATTAGCAGCATCATAGAAAAACTCTGTGCTACTTTCACCAAAGACAACTACTTGGTTATTCTGTCTGCCTAAAGCAACAACAGCATCCGGGAACATTTCGGCAGTTAGATACTCTCCGGGTTCCCATGAAGTGGGTGTATCTAAGACACAGTTATAAACATCACTGCCCTTAGCCAACAAAAGGTAACCATCAATAAAAGTAGGCGTTGGGATATGGGGAGTTGGAAAATCGGGATCTGTAACAAGTGTCACAACACCTGCTGAGTTTATAACCCATCCATAAGTTCCATCACAGATAAATAAGTAATCCCCTATTGTGGCGGAATTACATACAATCATCCCTACCTTAGTAGTAGCATCTACTAGTGTAATAACTACAGTTGGAGTAACTCCATCCTCATATATCTTACCATCAATAGCTGCATAAAACTTACTACGAAACCAAACAATCCCCCTGCCTTGCCCAGGACCAAATACCTTATATAAAGATAAGCCCGGCCGTTTGTTAAGAAAGATTCGTGTGCTTTCAATTGCCTCTACTTTACGTGTCTCAGGAAAGATATTGACAAATCGTTGATCCTTTGATACATCCTCAGAGCGATTAGTCATAGAACCAATCAAGGGCACACGAACTTCTTGTACTTGATACTTATTCTTCTTAGCTGCTTGTGCCATTAATCACCTCCACTATCTCCATTACTTGAGCTGCTAGACCACCCACCATAACTCGCAGCAGGATTACTATATCCATAATGATACGTTCCGGGAGAATACCCTGATGTCCCACCACTAAGTTGCCCATTAGTAAAGATGGATCCTAATGAGGGGGTCCACTCACCAGATCCATATCCTTCAGGTGAATATCCATATTCTGTAGATGTTTCTGGAGCTGCCACACTTAGGTTATTTGTGCCCGGTTCGTACGCCTGTCCTGGAGTGTACCCTGTATAATCTGATTGTGGTGTCACAAAACCTCCTACATGTCCGCCTTCAGATGCATAATCCTTTGTATCAAATAAGGACGATAATCCACGTGCTGGATCTACACCAAGCATACGAGCCACGTTATATCCAATACCAGCAACAGGATTAGCAAGACCAAATAAAGTACCAAGCCCAGAATTAAAAAGGCTTTTTCCTATATCGGACGCACTTTTGTCTCCAAGAACACCCCCGACTATTGTCCCAACTGCACTACCTAATCCCGGATACTGTCCTTTACTAAGGGCGTTTGTTATGGTAGAAGCAAGTCCGGCCGTTGCACCAGTAGTGTTACCTTGCATAAGACTAGTAGCAGCCCCAGCTAAACCGGAATATTTCCCAGCACCAAGTAGGTTTGCCCCTAAGGATGCAGCCCCCGGTGCCCAACCCTGTGTCTTCCAATTGGTTGTTGATCCAAAAGAATCCGTTGCCTTGGAATTGTTGGCTACATTGTTTGTTGTATCATCTAGACCAAGAGCCTGGAAATTATTCTTTAGGTTGCTATACGTACTAGCCATCGTAGGAGCCACACCAGAGGGCGTGGTTGACACTTGAGTGAGACTTGAAGGGGTAGTACCACTACCAGAACTTGTAGCCTCTGTAGTGGCACTCCATGGGTCTGCCATGCTACGGCGAATCTCTTCATTCCGTAACCGGTCACTACTGATCTTCTCTTTGGCTACTGTATTAGCAACATCCTGTAGTTGGGTTACCATCCTCTACGTTCAACCATAAAATACATTGAACCCTCCTCTGTTCCGAACGACATAGCAGCAGCCTTAATATCAGCAGCTTCACGACCAAGCACTTGCCGTTGATCTATAGGAACTCCGTATTCAGGTGCTAAACGAACAGCGAGTCCGTACAAGACGGCATCATACCATTCTTGTGGGAAATCTGGAGCATCTGTAGCAATATTAAAATCTTCATATGGTCTCTGATATACAATATATATCGTGGATTCTAGCACATCTGCCACTGTCGGGGTTGGGAATAAAGAGACAACCCCATCGGTAAGACGCGGCTCATAATATAATTGTATAGGTTTACCTGATGTACTCTTATTACCGAGAATGTTATATTCTTGTTTGGTAAGAAGGCGCATAGGAATGTCTATATTAGAGGTAGATCTGTTCCATGCCTGCAATACTTTCAGGGGCTTATCTGTAATAACATCCCCAACAGGACCTACCGTGTATGTAGTCTTTCCATAAACTAAAGGAATAGGAGTAGTACGCAAGGCCCACAAGGGCATCCCGTCTGCTTCCCATGCCTTTACCATTAGGTTTAATGCAAAGGCCGCCTCAGTCGTTTGATCTGCCGTGGGGAGTTCACCTTGAGCAACCACACCTATCTTACGTAAAGCCCCTTTAATAATATCATCCCGTGTAACAGAGAATGTGGTTGTTCCTGATGTCATTTGATATGATCCTTAATAAATAGTAAAAAGGCTGTAATACCTCCAGCGATACTAACTACCCACTTAATAAAAGTAACTACCCCACGAGCTTGTTGCCAAGCATCCGTGAAAGCCCTCATATCCGTGCGTAATTGTTTTATATCTGCTTGGATTAAGGCAAACTGCTCTGCCTCATCTTCCCTATGGGTCTGTAGAAGAAAGTCGAACTCTCGTCTAATGTCTTGTTCATTCATACTTTCTCCTAATATAGCTCATTATTGTGGCGAAGCTCTTGGAGCCTCATACTGAGGTCACTGTTTGCCAACCAGCCCCATCGTTGATACACAGTTTTCCAAGAGTAGAGTCGAACACTATTCTGGCTGCTGCATTGCCTAATGCAGTTTTCTGAGTCGTGGTAATAACAGGGATTGTTATACTGGAGGCATCCACCTTAACCACATCGGTGCCGCCAAGGGTAATAGCACCACCATCACCGGCAGGGTTCGTTCTAAGTCCTATGTTTGCCATTACGCTACCCTTGTCATCAGCAGACTACCGTTACGGTACAGGCCATTCAGGGGAACTCCCCCAGCGGCCGCTGCCGCATCGTTAACGTAGTTGCCGAGGCCTGTCCCATCCCCCCGTTCAATTCGCAGGGTGCCATCGGCAACCAAAGGAACTTTGAGTACGTAGTTCTTACTAGGATCGGCGTTGTTACCAAGCTGGATCGAATTGAGTTGAAGATCATTTGCCATTATGCGGCCCTCCGAGCAGTAAGTTTACCACTTGCATTAGTGGCCAGGGTTCCGGACCCAAAGTAAAAAGTTCCTACTAGATACACGTTGGCGGGTGCCGTCAGCACTACTCTACGGGTTACTGTCGGGATACTTAACGGGCCGGTGGCCGCTGTAGTGTACGCGCTGCCCCCCAACTGAAGCGCAACACTATCAGCATTTAGCGCTGAGGCTGTGCTTGAAACATCGGCAGAAGCCAGAGAGATAGTAGCACTTGTGCCGCCAACAATTAACAACCCGCTTACATCCCACACCCCCGGTGAGAGGTTTAGGGTTGCTGATGTAAACGCAGTTGCATTTAAGATTCCAGCAACACTAGCAGCCGCACTTAAAATCTCTCCGACATACCCAGCAGGCACATTGCTTCCGTCAGTGATTCCTTTAACACAACCCGGCTGAACCTCATCAATCCCCGTATTACCATCAATATTTACACTCATTATAGTACCTTCCATGTTGCACCAGGTTCAATAACAACCGAGAACCCCGGTGTGATTGCTATTGGACCAGCACTATGTCCATTTGTTCCAGATACGATTGTGATGTTTTCACTAATAGTATTAGCATTATAGAATATACCTTTGATGGATGCATTCCCCAACAACTGTCCCCCACCAACACTCTGCCATAAGCCGTTAAAATACCCCTCAAACTGCAAGAGGGTACTATTATAACGAATCATTCCATCTATAGGAGTGGCATCCCTCTGCGCTGTGGTCCCTGATGGTAATGTTGCAGATCCTGTAGGAGTAGTGCGGGGCACTTTGTTAGCTAACTCCGTGGCAACCGTCTCGGCAGTTAATACCGAACCACTTGTCAAGTATGTAGCAGCGTTAACATCATTTAGCCAGTCCGCTACAATCACTGTGTTATTATTTATAAATACGGTACTAGCCATATTAAGTGGTTCCTGTAATAGAGCAACCAGCAACAGCCCTATTAGCTATTGCTGTTTTGCCATCGGTGGTACACGCATAAACAACATCAACAAAAATGTCTTGCGGCCTTGGTCGTGTAAATGGTACTGTAATCTTATCTTGTCTAGCACGAACAAAGTCTTGGCTATGTCGTTGCTCGTAATCTTCTGGGCAGACAACTAAACCATCCCACCGTTTCTTCGCCTTCCCGGTTTTAATCTTCTTTCCACATGAATCACAGATTAAATTCCACTGACCAGATACATAATAATTTCTCATATAGAAAGTACCTTCCATACTCCATCAGATAGGCCCCTATCGTCGTTATATAAATCTGTCATTGTTTGGTGTTTATGCCCAAGTAACATCATTGTATTAATACCTTGTACTCTGTATAAGCGTTCAGAAAGTGAGCGGCATTCATGTAAAGACGGTGGATGTTGTATACTTCCTAAAGCCTTCTCTCTAGTAATTTCAAACCTAGCACTAAGAGAGGCATCTCCCAAAGACTCTCCATTATGTTTACGTAGCAATGTCTCTCCTTTAGTGGTATAAGATTTACAATCTTCTATAAGATCTCTAAGAGATACACTTATGGCATCTAAAGTAAGATCCAATGGTAAGGCTATAAGGGTGCCTGTCTTATGCTGTTTTATATGTAAGGCATCATCCCATATATCAGAAAATCTCATCTTAACTAAATCAGAACGTCTTTGCCCAGTAATTAAGGCTAGAGCTAACATTCTAGAAACCCATGGAGGTGTTTCTATCATAGAGTCTTTTAACATTCCCCACCACTGTTCTAGAGTCAATCGCTTTCTTACAACTCTTACTGGTGGAATCTTAACACCTATTGCTGGATTTCTATTGATCCATCCATATATAAGAGCTTCTGCAAAACAATCTTTGATTTCTATTAATACTCGTTTAGCTTTTTGTGGCTTTTCTTTATACAATTCTAAGATTGCCTTGGAAATTTCATGTGGACGAATGTTACTTATAATAGAATCACCAAATCTAGTGGTGATATATTGTAAACTTGTTAGTCTATTTGCTTTTGTTTTATCACAAATAGGTTTATCCTCTATTAATAATTTGTATATAACAGACCACTGCTGTATGGTCCTATACTTTGGAACAAACATTCCTATAGTATTAGATAATATATTCATAATGCTCCAAAGTTAGGATGGTGCAGAGAAGGTGCGATTTTCGGTTTGTGGTCGGGCGCGGATCAGCGAGGGGCTTATAAAATTACGCAGGCAAGAAATTGGCGAAGGCTGGTGAGAACTCAATCAGTTGATTCCCCGACATCCCTCCGTGTATCCCATCAGTCGTGTGTGCCGTCGTTATAGCCGGGGTGCCGGTAAGCGTCTGCGCGACATTGACGACGACAGACGACACAGAGCCGGCTGAATAATTTAGCCCGATGATCATCGGCGTTCCGGTTATTCCTGTGCCGAACAGCGTTTGCCCAACGGCCAGAATCCCAACGGGTGACGCAACGGGGATCGTTACCGAGGCGGAAATTGCTGACGACGTAAATGACGCGCCGGGGACTTTCCACGCGCCAGAATCGCGGGAGGATTCTGTCGGGTCTGCTATCTCGATGTACCCGGAAAACGGGGCAGGCAGGCCATTGCGAATCAGCCCATTCAAAGCGACGCGCAATGGGTTCCCTACGGCGTTAGGGGTTTGATTCACGACCGTCGACCAGTTGTCCGTCGATGTGGATTCGGGGGATACCGTGCATTGATAGAACGGCTTATTGATCCGCCCCGCCAGCGTCGCTAGATTTGCGATGGTGGTGGCCGCAGCAGCTCCATTGTGGCAATCGTTGATTCCGTAGTTGCTGACAACGGCAGACACGTATTTTGACAGCGCGACCCGCTTATCCGACCCCGAGCCAACAACGTCAGACGCCTTCTCGCCGCCCCGGCCTACGCTCAGCGTGGCGAACCTTCCGCCCAAAGATCGATCGAGCTGCCCAATGCCGCCGAAGGCATTGGGGATGGTGTCCCGCACCATCCCGCCCTCCAGGCGCGAGTCACCAATCAGCATGATCGTCGGGCTGTCCGTAAGGCCAATAATGGCCGTCGGCTTGAAATGTCCAGGACTGAGCGCGTTGTTAGCATTCGTCGTTACGCCCGTCAAGTCCGCCGTCGTGGTTCCAAACGCGAACCATTCGCCGCTCGCGGGCACGGAGCCGACGACGTTATTCAGCCCGGCGTTCTGCATGAACATGATGCCAAGTGACCCGGGGCTAAACTGCCACGAGCGAACGTAGAATGCGGTGCCCTTCGGAATATCAATCGCAACAGCGTCGGAAACCAGCGTGTCACCATCGGCGACGATTCCAGTCGTTGCGCCCGAGAACGTGACTCGGGTGAGTGTGCCGACTGGGTATTCGATCGACGCTGTGTATTGCGATGCCGCCCCCGGCGTCGTCTCGCCCCCGGACTGATAGGCCATCCAGTTCGCGTACACGAGTTGCAGCGACGCGATGTTTGCCATCGCAACGTGCTTCGATCGGGCCATACACTGCTTATTTGCATTGCCCTTGTCAGAGGGGCATTGGCCGCGAGATGCCACGAGGCCGAGGTACTTCCGGCCAGTCTCGCTTCCAGCAACCGAAGTTCTAATCCCCCCGGTGACAGGATCGACGGTAGAAGTAACTAAGTTCCCTATAGAAACCCCATTACCAACTGAGACAGTCATTATCGTATTCCCTGTAAGATTGTCAATGTTACACTACCAGTACCTGCTGTATTATTAATACGTACAGCACGAATAGGGAAAGCATAATTACTATCTGTGTTCGCGGTCTTCCCAACAATCGTAGAATTCTTAAAAGCAGTTGGAGTTACGGTAGAGTCATACACATCATCGAAGGTGTGTTCAACATCAAACGTAATTGTTCCTGTTACTACGGCTCCCATACCAACATTAAATGGAGCTTGTTTATAGTCTAATGGAATCCATGCGGAGGTTCCTGTACCAGACTGCGTAATTACTTGTGGGCGCATTTGTATTCCTTAATAAAATTATAGGGGGTACTCCGATTAAGAGATACCCC